GATCATATGCATTCACATAGGTCGCCAGTTCTTGGTAAGAACCCTCAATATATTTTTCAAGTTCCATCGAAGCGACCTTATCAAGGAACGACACAACGCTTTCAGTAGTTTTCTCTCTTCCTTTGAATACAGTTTCAACCAAAGGACCCATATTAAGGTAAATGGAATCAGTATCTGAAGCAATGACATAATCAATACCATCTGTTTTAAGAACTTTGTTTAGATAGGCATTCATTTTACCCTCAATCCATCGGATCGACACCTGACCACTCAGCGTAATTGCCTCCGCATTCTCAAGTTTATAGTAACGAAAATACTGATTACCAATTGCACCATAAGCAGAGTTCAAAGAAATCTTCTTTGCCATCTGAATGTTATTGCAACGGGCAATCTCTTTTACAAGTTCTTTGTTCTTAGTTTTTTCATATTCCTTCTTTGCTTCAATCATCTTCTTTTTGAAGATAACACGATCCTGATACATCTTCTCCATCAGCTCTGGGAGAAATCCACGTATGTCCTTACGGAACATTGCTCCATTTGCACACACAGCATAGTCTTTATACAACTCAAAACTAATCTGTTGATTCAAGATCTTATCAACAGTAACTGTTGGGTGTCTTTCTTCAATCAGAGTTTCGGGAGAAATATTATACTGCATAATCAGGTGGGGATACAGAGAGTTAAGGTCAAAGTTCACCACCCAATCATACTTACCTGGGATCGGTTCTTTCACATATGCGCCAGCATACTTTTCATTCTTCTGAGACTTGTTCTTGGGTGGAATAACGATGTTTCGTTTCTTAAGGTAGTTGTAGATAATGTTATCCCACATACGGACCTGATAAAACACATCGGCATAATTTACTTTGGCATCATATGCCATTGTAAGTGCAAGTTCAATTAGTTTCATCTTGTCTTCCAAGCGGTCAACAAGTTCCACGTCAACAATGTTATATTCAATAAACTTTTGCCAACCTTGAGTATAAAAATCTTTAAAGGTATCAAACTCAGAGTGATCTAGTTTTTTCTGTCCAAGTTCAACCTCAGCAATATAATCAAGACGATAGGACTCTTGTGCTTTATAAGTGAACTTCTTATAAAGATCAAGGTAGTCAAGCTGAGTTAGTCCACCAACATCAAAAGTTGTGTGCTTACGACCGTTGATATAGATTTCACCTTCAGTAACAAGTCCCCAGTTAGAGAATCGTTTCATTGTTTTTTCACCAAGAACACGATTCAATCGTTTGCAAATGTATGGAATATCATACAACTGAATATTCCATCCAGTCACAACATCAGGAACATCAACCATCCAATAGTTAATGAAACTATTAAGAAGTTCATATTCACTTGGACAGTAATGATAAGTTACATTACTTTGCTTGTTATTAAAAGGTTTTACTCCCCAAGTAACAATTTTTTTAGTTGTGTAATCTTGGATAGTGATCGCAAGAATTTCCTCAGAACAAGATTCTACATCAGGGAATCCCGCTTCAGAAGCAACCTCAATATCCAAAGTTACAAGTTTGATTTTACTGATATCAAACTTGATTTCATCCTCTGGATATTTTTCTGAGATGTACTGATAGATATATCGGTCATTTCCATAGATCTCAAATCCATCAATCTCGTCGTATTTTTTGTAAAACTCACGACAATCCCTTACAGTTCCTGGATTGATTGGTTCTACTGCTTCTCCGCCTAATGTCCTATACTTAGAATCTTTTTTAGTTTTTACATAGAGAGTTGGAAAAAACTCATCTCTTGTCTCAAATCTTTTGCCATCATCTACTCCACGAACTAAAAACTGATTTCCAATCAACTGAACATTGGTGTAAAATCTCATTCTTTAATCAAGTCCTCATATTTTTCAAGTAGAGTTGGAGTTGGATCTGCAAGGGTCAAGATCTTATCCGAACTAATCATAAAAGTTTTTTCTTTTGTATATCCACAAAGAAATGGTTCTAAAGTTTTTTGCTCAGTGACAACATATGGAGAGATTAACTTACAATCAGGTTCTCCAATATCAGCACCAACTTCTTCAATTTTGCTCAACAATATTCGACTGTTCACCAGAACTATCAGTTTGGTTATTGTTTCCATAATTAACTACCTCTTCGATGTACATTTCTTTTAATTTATCAATGGGTTCAGTCATAGTAACAACCCATTCTGCAGTCAAAGGAATTTTTTTATCCTTTGATAATGGCATCCAGGGATACAAAGATACTTGATATGATGCAGATTTTTCTCTACTTTCATCCACACCAAGAACATTAGGATCTCGCATCTTAACAATGCAAGGTTTGGTAAGAAAATATCCAATGACTTTTAGATTTTCTTCGTCACCAACTACCATTTCCTGAATTTCAGAGATTATATCTTCTCCAGATTTCAACAGTAACAATTTTACGGTCATAAGTCGTTCGTACCTCCCTTTATTTTAGCAAGAAAAAAGAGGGGAGTCAACCTGGATTTTGCCAGGGTCCCCTCGCGCCGACGATATTCAAATATATTTATTCACCACCGCCATCTCCCCCATCACCATTCCCATTACCACCAGCACTCGATCTACTTCTTACAGGAACTGCTTTTCCTTTTGGAATACTTTTTTGGTTTCCTTGAGAATAAACAGTGTGGGGAATTGCATTTTTATATGCAATTGTTTTGAACTCATCGAAAGATTTCATTTTTTTATTTTTATTTAGAGATAATCTTTCCTCTTATGATGATCTGGAACAATCTTTCTTATGTTGACAGTGAGGAGTCCATCTTCAAAGGAAACTTCAGAAACTTCTGTGTCATCAGAAAGTGTCCACGCTCTCGTGAAAGATCGTTGAGCCAGTCCCTTATGGACGTAGTTGGCATCAGACTCTCTGTCTTCCTTTTGCCCCTCAACGAAAAGTTTTCCATCTTGCGTATAGACATAAACTTCTTTCTTTTTAAATCCAGCAAGTGCAAGTTCAAGTCGCGATTCTACGTTACTAACTTGAACAAGATTATATGGAGGATAATTGGAAGTGGTTTCGTGAAGATTAAATAGACGATCAAAGTATTCATCCATACCAATGCTGTGGCGAGTAATCCTATCCATCAGAGCAGGAAGATCCGCAGCAGTATAACGTGCAAGGTTGGTCATTATTGTAGCTCCTTTAAAAGCGAGTTTGTGTTGTGTGGACCCTTTCGGCATCCATTATTATATAGTAATATATTTTTTTATTTCTGTCAGGTTTCAATGTAGTGTTTTCCCAACCCCATTTTAATAAGTAAAGGTAAATAATTATATTTTTTTGGTAAAATTTCTATGTCATCAATATACTTCCAAGTTTCTTTTCTGATTAATTTTCCCATTACATCCACACTAATACCAAAAAATTTTGATAATGTTAATTGAGTTATATTTGAGAATTGTTTTTTCCTAAAATAATACCATCTTATAACTTTAACTTCTTCTTCCGTCAATTTAGATCGCGGAGCACCTAAACCAGACATTTGTTTAGAAAATCTTTCACGAGCACGAGAATACAATCTACTATTAATATATTTTTGCCCCATGTAAATAACTGCGTGGAGCGCCTTCTTTGTTTTTATATGATTTTTACCATATCTTTTATTAAAAGATTTTTCAAGTAAAAGATGTGCGACAAAATGTTCCTTTGCTGTAAGATAAACTATTCTATTATTCTTTCCAAAAATACTCTTCGGAAATGTATGGTGTTTTTCTATGTAACCTTTAGGAATAGTTCTTTTTTCTGCTTTCCTAATGAGGTTACAATAAACCCTTAGATAATTCATTTCCACTCTAACTTGTTCGCAATACTATTTATAAAAGAAAGGAGGACATTTCTGCCCTCCAATCTTTACCTGAAAGGTGCGAACAAGTCAGGTATTATTATTTATTCACCCAATAATACTTTCTCTCCACTCTTCACTCATATTCACCATAATTGCTTCTGCTGCTTCTGGTGTTTCGGCATATCCTTCATCAAGAAGATGTGAGAGGATAATATCGTAGAGGTCTACTTGTTCTTTTTTCAGTTTTGATTTTGCCTTTGCTGCTTTTTTGCTATGAGCATCAGCAACTCTTATCATTTTATTACTTCTTTCTTTATTTCTTTCTGCCTTTTCGTGTTCTGCTCTTGCTCTATCGTAAGTTAATGTGCTATGTGGGTCATCTGCCTGTCTTTCTCTTTCTGCTCTTGTATCTGCTTCTCTTTCTGCTCTGTCGGAAACCTTCCACATCATTTTTCCAACAGGAAGTTTTTTATAAGACATTTCATTTAAATCATTACTAACAACTTCCATATATGCTTCTTGAAGGTTGCGAAGTTCTTGTGCGTCCATTTTACCAATACTTTTTTAGTTATTTATAAAATACAAGATACGAAAAAAAGAGGTATCGGCAAAACCGAACCTCTTTTTAGGGTGTTCCGACTTTTGTAGAGTGCCGCACGAATGGCACACAACTATTTATTCGGATTCTACTACCTTTCCCTTTTTACCAATATTATACTTCTGTTCCAAAATCCAGTCACCCTTATCCTTATAAGCAAGAACCTTAATTTGATTAAGGGGTGCGATATCATTAACAGAGTCTGGTTTGACAACAGTAATTAGACCCCAATCGGCAAGAAGTCTAACAATACGATTACGTCTTTGAACATCATTCACCGTAAGATTTGCATGTTTACCATCAAGGGCAAACAGTTCCTTAAAGTGAACAATGTAATATCTTCCCTGCTTATGAAGAATATGGCAGGATTGATAGAGTTTTTTCTCCTTACGTGAAGCAACTCCGATACGTGTCAAAGTCTCACGAACTTTCAGAAAGTCATCAGGTTCATTAAGAATTACCTCTACCATTTGGTCTTGCGACCATTCAACAGTAGGTTCTACCGTAGTAGTCATTTTTTTCCTCCAATATCAAGTCGTTGTTTAATGAAAGTAAGTTGTTCTTTTGTCAGGATTTTCAGTGCTTGAGATGCTTTTTCATTACTATAACCATAGTATTGTTTTACACATTCTAAGTCTGTGACTTTATCCTTACGGAGCCAGGGAGAAAATCTCTTCCGTTTCCTAAGAGTATTTAGATAAAAAGAATATTGCATATCTTTGTCAAGTTGATGATGAATATTCATTTCATTTGCATACATCAAACAGTCAATATGTCCAGACAAACAACGATTAATGATGTATGGAGGATAGTCTTTAATATCCTCAGATAAATCTTCTTTTGTAAAGTTAATTGAGTTCAACCAATCCTTTAGTTCCATAATTAAATAGCAGTAGTTCCTTTCTATCTTTTTGCTCTCGCATATATTCACCAACTGAACGCATAGTATACGTCAAGTCAAACTCACCAGTATTCCAATTCTTAAATCTATCTTTCACAAGTTGATCCGAATTATAACTAATCAATTGATCCATACTACAAGAATCACAATCAGAAGCAAACTTATCGTGATCAAATCCTTTATGCATTGATCCTTTGTTCCCATAGAGATTATCCTTAATATCATAAGGAGGATCGAGATACACAAAAGCATTACCATCTTCTCTAAGAAGATAATCGTAAGAGTAATTAGTTATACGCCAATGCTCTATAAGTTTAGAATACTCAGGAAGTTTTTCAATTCCTCTCATAGAAAAATTGGAATTTGATGCCTGTTGGGAAAATGATGAGCTTTCAGTGAGACCACTAAAAGAACATTTATTAACGACATAAAAAGCAACTGCTCTTTCTAAATTAGTTTGATGAAGATCATTGACAACAATTTTTGCATCATTGAAAAGAATTTTTGCTTTATCTGGAGTATTATTTTCCAACTTCAATTCAGAAAGTTTGTCCTTTAAATCAAGACCAAACATCTGAAGTTGTTGCCAGAAATTTACCAAAGGTTCATACAAGTCATTTACCCAAACTTTAAGGTTTGGATACTTTTTAGTG